TCTCACCGTTGTTGTTGATCGCAACTTCGCGGCCGACACCGTGATCGTTGGCGACCCGAGCGGCTTTGAAATCTTTGAGCAGCAGAAGGGCGCAATCTCGGTTGAGGTTCCATCAACGTTGAGCCGTACCCTCGCATGGCGCGGATACTTCGCAACGCTGATGATCGACCCAACCAAGTTCGTCAGCCTCACCTGATACCCGCAACCTAAACATTAAGAGAGCAGCACCACGCCATGACCACCTTCACGATCATTCAATCATCACGCGTTGATGGTTATGGTGTGGTGCAAACTCTCGAACATCTTGGCTCAATCCCACTCGGCGCATACATCAACGTTGTTGATAGCACCCGAGGCCTCGACGGCAACCAACAGGTTGTTTGGTCACTAGTCGATTACGAGCTGATCAGGGTAGAAACCGACGGCACACTCGTATTCGACTACGATGTGCCACGCGAACACCAAATCATCTTCCCGAACGCAGGCGCAGACCTGGCATATAGTGTTGATAGCGGTGAGATCCGTTGGGAACCCGAAACCACTTGGATCACCTCGGATGATGTGACCGAATGGCTAGGCATCTCAGCAGCCACCGCAAACGACACGGCATTCATTGCAACCTGTGTTTCAGCTGCAAACGTCTATTGTTATCGGGTACGGCATGAAGCCGGCTACCACGACGATGCCGACATGGTGCCTGATGGCTCTGTCAAACTTGGCACCGTCATGTACGCAGCCACGCTTTACCGTGAACGTGGCTCGGTTGATTCGTTCGCATCGTTCGACCAAATGGGCGGCGCTGTACCGTTCGGCACCATGTCACGCATCAAGCAGCTGCTTGGTGTAGGAAGGCCGCAGATCGGTTGAAATGGCTGCTACTGGTATTCTTGCCGCCGCTTACAGCAGCGTTACTACTGCTCTCAGTAATGCTGGGCTGGTGGTTGTCACAGACCCGCGCAACGCTCGCCCCATGTCGGTGTTCGTCGAACTGCCGGTCGGTAACGCGTTCAACGAAAACATCGTTGATGTAACCATCAGGTTACGCATACTTGCGGCACCGCCAGGCAACCAAGACGCAGCCGACTATCTGCTGACCACATTCGACACCATTCACCAACTGAAAACACTTGCAGTTGTAGATTTCACACCGTCAACCACACAGGTAGGCGACCAACTTATCCCGTCATACGACATCAACGTGCGACTCTCAACAAGGAGAAACTAACCAATGGCAACCACCACCGTGCTCAGCCAACCGGCTTTGCTCATCAACTCAGTTGATTACAGCGACCAATGCACCTCAGCAACCGTCACAATCAACTTTGAAGCACTTGAGGCAACATCATTTGCCGATGGTGCCCGCAAATACACCGCCGGCCTCGGCAACCACGAAGTTACATGCACGCTCATGCTTGCTTACGGCACCAGCGAGGTCGAAGAAAACCTTTCGGCTCTTGTGGGCACCACAACCGACGTTGTTGTGTACGCAACAAGCAGCACCACGCCAGGCGTAGCAAACCCCGAATGGACGTTTTCCGGTTCGTACCTCGAATCCATCACGCCGGTCAATGGCTCGCTCGGCGAATTGCAAACAATCGATTTGACGTTTACCGGCGGCACCTACGTTCGCGCGACTTCCTGAGCATTGAGCACCGACAATGCAACTGGAAATCAAACTTGATTTAGGTGAAGGCCCGTTTACAGTACGCACCACGCTCTATTGCTGGGTGCTATGGGAACGCCGAACAAAACAAAAAATTGGTGACCTCGCAGCCGGCCCTGGCTTTGACGATCTTGCATATTTGGCATACGAGGCTTGCAAACAACAAAAGATTGTTGTGCCAGCCGTCTATGACGATTTTGTCAAAAAGATTATTGATCTCAGCCTTGAGGACACCGATGCAGACCGCCCTACCGAAGCGGCACCTACCGGCGACAGTTAGCAGAACTGCTAGTTGCCGTTGGCTGGTGGCCGCATGAAATACCATTTGACACAACAGACCTTGCAACAGTTGTAGAGGTACTAAAAGAGAGGAACAAACAGAATGGCAAAGCCCGCCTTCCGAGTGGCCGCAGAGGCTGAAGGACTGGCTGACGCTATTCGTACGCTCGGCAAAGTTGACCGCGAACTCAAAAAAGAGTTGGTGCGATCAATGAAAAAGGCCGCTGACCCGCTGGTTGCCGAAGCCCGCAGCCTCATCCCGAGCGCAAAACCTCTCACCAACTGGTACGGCTGGAAAGGCGGCTTTGAGCCGAACAAGGTCAAGCGTGGCATCAAAGTGTCACAACGCAACACGGCGCAACGCAACCGTGAAGGCCAACGGCAAGAAACCATCAGGTTGCTGTCAATGCAGCAAACAAACGCTGCTGGCGCAATCTATGACATGGCAGGCAAAGCCGGTGGTCATGGTTCAGGTTCTGAGGGTGCTGCACGCGGCGAAGCCATGATCAGGAAACTTGATCAGAACGGCACCGCGTCACGCGGTTTGTGGCCGGCGGCTGAACGCAAACTTGGCGAGGTGCAAGACGCTGTGCGCGAAGCCATCGAGGACATGGAACGCACCATCAACGAGGAGATGCGCAGCTAATGGCAATTACCGTCCCGATTCTGTCTGAGTGGAACAAACAAGCACTTGACAAAGCACAAAAAGACATTGAAACGTTCGGTGATAAGGCCGGCAAAGCGTTCAACGGTTTGGCATCAGCCGGCCGCAAATTGGCGTTAGGTATCGGCGCAGTCGGTGTTGGGGCCGTAGCACTCGGCAAAGATTTGATTGCAGCAGGCGAGGCTGCAGCCACCTCTAATGCCCGCATTGATCAAATCGCTGAATCGATGGGCGTGTTCGGTGACGAAAGTGCTGTTGCCACGCAACGCATCAAAGACCTCGCAAACGAGATTGCACGCAAAACAGGTGTAGATCAAAACCAAATCAAACAGGCACAAGCCACTCTGCTTACATTCGGCGAGATCGCTGAAACCGCCGGCGACCTCGGCTCCACTTTTGACCGTGCGACTGAAGCAGCAATCGACCTGGCGGCCGCAGGTTTCGGCACAGCCGAATCAAACGCCGTGCAACTCGGCAAAGCCCTCAATGATCCGGTAGCCGGCTTGAGCGCACTTAGCCGTTCAGGTATCACGTTCACAGAACAACAAAAAGATTTGATTGCGTCACTTGTTGATTCTGGGCACATGCTTGGCGCACAAACCGTCATTTTGCGTGCCATCGAGGAACAGGTAGGCGGCACCGCCGAAGCAACCGCTAACGCATCAGACAAAATGAAAGTTGCGTTTTCACAGCTGCAGGAACGCATCGGCGAAAAACTGTTGCCTGTGTTTGAACGGCTGACCAATTGGGTGATCGACACGATGGTGCCCGCCCTTGAAAACGCCTACAACGTTGTTGTGCCACGCTTTCAGGCCGCTTGGGACTCCGTGTCAAGCACGCTCGGCCCGATCATCAGCCGGTTGCGCGACGAACTCGCACCAATCATCAGCCGCATTGTGACATTCCTGAAGGAAAACACCGAAGTTGTCAAAGTGTTCATGGCCGTATTGGCTGGAGCAGCCGCAGTCGCAATGATCGCAGCATTAGCCGCCGCGATTGCTTCGCTCGCAAACCCTGTAGTGGCTGTGGTTGTCGGCATCGCCGCACTCGCCGCAGGTTTCAACTACGCATACAACAACAGCGAAGAATTTCGAGGCGTAATCCAAAAACTCGCATCAGACGCTGTGACCCTCTACAACGCAATCAAATCCGTTTACGACATGTATGTGAAATTGCGTGGCACACTCGAATCAGCACCAGGCGGCAAATCAGTATTCGGCGCACTCGGCGACGCATTCAGCCCACAACGCCTATTGACCGGCGGCGTAGGAATCCCATTCATGGCTGACGGCGGCATTGTCACCGGCCCCACAACCGCTGTAATTGGCGAAGCCGGCCCCGAGGCCGTCATACCACTTGACCAGTTAGGCCGCTTTGGTGGCGGTATGAACGTCACAATCAACATGCCGGCCGGCTCTAACGGTGCCGATGTGTTGGAAGCGTTAGAACGCGAGGGCCGCAGGCGTGGCGGTCTTCCACTACGAACAGCGTCAGGCATCAAACTGTGAGTCTCAACCTTGAATGGAATGTGACCATTGGCGGTTTGGACACGAACACCGATTTCACCGACCGTGTTGCCGGCATCAACATCAAACAGCCGTTAGGTTTTATGCAGCCATCGGCGCATTTGGTGACAATCACGCTAAACAATTTTGATGGTGCGTTGACACCTGGCGCAGGCGGAACCTACTCGAGCGTTGCATGGTTTCAACAAGCGGTGTTCATCAGTTGCACAATCAACACCGCCGACACCGCCGAAGTGTTTCACGGCATCATTGACGATTTCGACATTTCTGATGACGGCGTGACCTCAATGGTGACGTTGACCGCCTCAGATTGGCTGTCGATTGGTGCACGCGGCTTGTACGGCAACGATTTCACTAATTCCACATCATACGATTGGACAGAATGGGCCAACCGAATCATTGACGGGTTCACATTTCAAGGCGTTTCGAGCGGTTCAACGCTACCCAAACTTGATCAAGACATGGGCGTGTATCGCGCTTGGAACGGTGATTACAGTTATTACGCCGCCGGCACCGTCACAACAGGTTTCAAAGGCGAAGCCGGCAATTCGCTCGGTGACGTAATGATTGCTCGACATCAAGCCGGCGTGCCATCAGTTATCTGGCCCACCACGATTGACAAATGGGTGATTTTGGGCAACGATTTCGCACGTTATGACGCAGCGATCGTTGGTGACACGTTGAGCCGCACCGACGCAAACGCAACCACGTTTGTGTTCACCGAAGGGACACCGGCATCAGGTGAGTTACCTGTCAACGCTATTGATCGAGGCTACGACATTGAGCGTGTCATCAATCAGGCAACCATCAAATCGTCGTTCACAACGAACACCGTTGAGGCCGATAACAGTACCTCAATCTCGGCGACCGGCATCAAATCGTTGTTTGCGTCCGATTCGTCAATGCTGTTGGACACAGACACGCAACGCATGGCCGACAACATTGTTGAACGGTTCAGCAACATTCACTTTCAAGCACGCAAAATTAGTGTTCAATCCGCAACACTCGCTGACACGAATAGCGGAAGCAAAGAAGAACTTGCACGGCTCCTTGATGTGCGTTACGGCCTATGGCAAAACGCGACCGTCACATACACACCAACGGCCGGCACGCAAGTGACCGATAACTGTGTGATTGCTGGCCGCACCATTCAAGCAGTACCAGGCCGCACAACAATCACACTCAATTTGTTGCCGGCAGAGGATTATCAGTCGTTTGTGTTGGATTCAAATTTGTTAGGTGTGTTGGGTGGCACGTTAGATACTTACGACAAGGCGACTTACACATACGACGAGGACGTGTTATACAATGGTGTCCCGGTTCACGGTTTCAGATTAGGATAACGATATGGCGACAAATTGGCCTAATAGTGTGCAGACGTTCACGAACCCTTCTGCGGGTTCGGCGTTGAACAGTCCTAGTCACGCAGACCAACACGCAACGGTTAACGACACGGTAGAGGCGTTACAGCAGTACGCAGGTTTGGTGTTGGTCAAAACGCAAACTATCGGTAGCGGTGTATCATCGGTGACCGTCACCGACGCGTTCAGCAGCACTTTCAAAAACTATCTGGTGATAATTACGGCAATGGCTTCAAGTTCTACGCAAAATTTATTAGTGCAATGTGGAACTAGAGCAACGGCATATTTCGGAAGTTCTACGAGAACGTTGTTCACTTCAACCAGCGTTACCGTAATAAACAGATACAACGATTCTAATTTTTACGCGGGCGAAGTTTCTGCAACCGGGAACGCTTATTATGAAATGCGATTCCTTCAACCAAACGAACTTACTTCTACAAAATTTGACGCGCGCAGTTTTGGCGGGGGTTATTGGGTCAACTTTGGTGGCGTAAATTCAACGGAAGAAACGTACACAGCATTCACATTTTTTCCTGCCTCGGGAACGTTGACAGGTGGCACCCTGCAACTTTATGGATACAACAACGGGTGATAACAGATGGCTACATGGACACGACAAGAACTAGAACAACTGCACCCCGACGGCTCGGTCTCGGTACAGGTAGACGACGAGGTAACCGTCATGTCTACTGAGGAATGGTCGGCGTGGATCGACTCTCAGGTAGGCACCGAGAAACCAGAAGAGGAGCCGACACCATGACCGCACCGGGCGACTTCACAGCGGGCGACGTTCTACAAGCGTCAGACATGAACGCACTACCAAGAGGCGTTGTTGATTTTGCCGACACCACGACCGATGTGAGTCTGTCAACTAGTGGTCAAGATGTGTTGTCGGTTTCGTACACACCGACAGGCACAAGAAGAATTATGGTTGTGTTCTATTGTGGACAAGTTGACAGCCCCTCAACCACCATGAATTTTGTCGGGCAGTTAAGAACTGGCGCAGGTGGTGGTGGTTCTGCTATTCAGGCAGCAATAACTGGTTTGTCCTCATCAGCAACTAGCGCCATTTGCTCAATGATGCATTACACAACGATTAGTTCTGCCACAACGTATGTGTTTCGCGCAAATGTCTCCACCGGAACGGCAAGAATGAACACCGACAGCACCAAACCAATGCAAATGTATATTGTTGATTTAGGGAGCGCATGATGTTGGTTCTATGTGATTGGATGGGTAACAGCCCTGAACAATACAAGCAGGCAATGCGTGCGCAACGTGACGCGTTTTTAGCGGCTTCAGATTGGACACAAACACCAGATAGCCCACTATCAGACGCAGACCGGCAAGCATGGGCAACCTACCGCCAACAGTTGCGCGACTTCCCTGCAACATGGACACCATCAGAAACCGCCGACTTTCCCGACCCGCCGGCATGATACGCAGCGCAACCATTATTGCAGTTGGCCTAGTGCTGCTCCTCATCGGCATGTGGGGCCTGCAGGAGTGAAAACAGCCATGATGGCAGTTGCACTCATACTCACCGCCGGCTGCGGCTACGACGGTGGCTATCGGTACCCATGCCAAGACCCTGACAACTGGAAACTTGAGGATTGCCTGCCGCCTAAATGTACGGTGTGGGGCACTTGCCCTGACGATTTGGTGCCGTCGTGTGGTGCCATGATGGGCACAGACTGCAAGGGCGTGTGATGTTCAGACCTTCGCACCGTTACAGCGCAGACGAACTAAAAGCACGCTTGGTGTTTGTTGTGGGCTGTTCCCTTGCGTTTGCGTTCGTGTTGGCAATGGCTGTGATTTTGTACGGTCTCCTATTTGTTACACAGCCGATCGAGTACCAATCACCCAACGATGCTGCCGCTTGGGGCGTATTAAACCCA